CAGTACTTGGGCCATTGGTTCAAGACCTAAATTTCTTGCGTCCAGTAGTCGAAGCAGTCGGCGCTCGCGCTTATCCAGACAGCGGACAATCAAAGACTTTTATTCGTCCAACAATTACAACGCACACCAGCGTTGCATCACAATCAGAACTTGGTTCAGCATCAGCAACGACCATGGTGATCGCATCCAACTCAATTAGCAAGACCACACTTGCTGGTCAAGTAACGCTGTCAGTTCAGGACATTGACTTCACATCGCCTGCAGCAATGCAGTTGATTTTGAATGACCTCATGGGCGAATACATGATCGCTTCTGACAACTTGGCTGCAGACAACTTGCTTACCGCAGCAACTTCGTCAGGCGTTTGGGACGGAACCGTAGCCGACTTGCTCAAGTCCGTTTATGACTCGGCAGTTGACATTTCAACAAACCGCAACTGGACACCTACCCACATGTTCGTAAGCCCAGACGTATGGGGTCAACTTGGACAACTCGCCGATACAACTGGCCGCCCAGTATTCCCATTCATCGGCGCTGGCCTCACCGGTCAGAACGCACTTGGTGGCGGTCAGGCATCTTCATGGAACGGCAACCCACTCGGCTTGCAGTTGGTAGTTGACAGTAACTTTGCCGCCAAGACCATGATTATCACCCGCGTTGGTCAAGGTGCAGGCGATGCTTACGAGTTCTACGAATCAATCCGTGGCCTCATGAGCGTTGAACAGCCTGCAGTCTTGGGACGCAACATGTCATTCCATGGCTACGTATCCACGTTCGCTGCAATCTCTGGAATGATTCGCAAGATCACCCAGGCCTAGTCGAGAGCGGAGCATCCGCTCATGTCAGCACCAGCGCAAACCTACGACATAACCGCCGATCAAGGCGCAACCTATTCGGTTGTCATAACGTACAAAAATACGGCTGGCACCCCAATAAACTTGACGGGTTACACCGCACGTATGCAGTTACGCGCATCCTATGCGTCTGCTACTTCCGCGTTGTCGTTGACCACAGAAAACGGTCGCATTGCTTTAGGTGGCGCGGCAGGAACGATAACGTTGACTGTTGCAGCAACAGCAATGGAAACATTGGAAGCCAAAACGTATGTCTATGATCTGGAACTAATAAACGGGGCAACCGTCATTCGACTGTTGCAAGGCTTGTTTGTTAACCGTCCGAATGCGACTAAGTAATGGCTGACGACAACATTGTTATTACTGAGGAAGTTTTATCGTTAACTGTTAACACCGCTGTCGGCGTGCAAGGTCCTACAGGCGCGACTGGCGCGACTGGCGCGACTGGCGCTACTGGTCCGACAGGTGCAACTGGTCCTACGGGCCCGACAGGTGCCACGGGTGCAGCGTCAACTGTGCCAGGCCCTACTGGTGCCACAGGTGCTACGGGCCCGACAGGTGCCACGGGTCCTACGGGTCCTACAGGTCCAACGGGTGCTACTGGTGCAGCGTCAACGGTGCCGGGTCCTACAGGTCCAACGGGTGCTACTGGTGCCACAGGCGCTACGGGTCCAGCAGGCCCTACAGGAGCTACAGGCGCTCAAGGTGAAACGGGTGCAACGGGTGCTCAGGGTGCTACGGGTGCGACGGGTGCGACGGGTGCGACGGGAATTGTTGCCAGTAGCGGTGTGGTATCTGGGGAGTATTACGGAACACCTGTTACGTCGACTACAACCTTGACAACTACCAATCAAGTCACTTATTACTCACCGATTTATGTTTCTGAAAGCATGACCTTTGACAGAATTGCTTGTCGTACAGGAAGCACTTTTTCGGGAACGGCAACCGTGCGTTTAGGTGTTTACAACAATTCAGCTGGTAAACCGTCAACAGTAAAGTTTGATTCTGGCACAGTAAGTTGCACCGCTGCATCAACCACATATCCAATTACAATTAACCAAACGCTTACCGCTGGTTGGTATTGGTTGGCTCATTGTACACAAGGCGCTGCAACTGTAAACAACTTTGCGTCATCTACAACCTTTATAATTTCTCCACCATTACAACGATTTAATACAACGTTTGGACAACAAACTGGTTGGCAGGAAACAGGTATCAGCGGAGCGTTTACAACCGCAGGCACAGTATCTACAACTGGCAACTTACCGTTAGTCGCATTGAGGGCAGCATGATTTACCGCATCCAATCAAAACAACTACTTGACAACTATGCAGTATTGCAAACCTTGCAACCTAACGAATTGGCTGTCGGCGCAAGCATCACAGTAGCTACCGTCGGTGCGCCATACAACGGCTCGTTCACCATTCTCGCGTTGCCACAATACGAATTTGTGGGTGTTGACAGCTATGGATTTCTTGAATATGACGAACAAAACCCGATTGCCAACCAAGTGCTTTACGCCTGCACCGGCACCGACCAAGACCGCACTCAACAATTCACAGGCACAATTGACGACACCAGCGTTTGCACATGGATTACCGCCAACGACATTGCTGCATGGCTTTACCTGACCCCAGCAACACCAGCCGATGAAGACTTCCTGATTAGTTGCGCAGCAAGTGCTAATGCAACGTGCTACCGCAAACGTCAAGAAGCAGGATATGCAGACCAGTTAGACCTGGTGCCATCAGCTGACGTCGAACTGGGCACTATCATGTACGGCGGGAACTTGTACCGGGCGCGCTCCAGCATGGACCAAATCGCATCCTTTGACGGCATGGGCATGACCCCAAGCGTGGGCATCACCGCACAAATCAAAATCCTTTTGGGCATCCCTCGACCACAGGTTGCCTAATGATTTACACCGACTTGTTTAACACGGCCTTTGATGACCTGTGCGAAACCCTTGCAGAGATTACAGGCTTGACCGTGGTCAACGACCCGCGCAATATGCGCCCTAACTGCCTGCTTGTCAACCCGCCATCCTTTGACGCATTTAACTACAACATTGCCAAACTGTCATTCAACTGCACCATGGTCGCTATGGGCCCCGGCAACCTTGACGCCGTTAGACCGTTGCTTGCAGCTTGTGCAAGCATCCTAAACAAGAACGTGGCGCTGCTATCTGGCAGGCCAACCAGCGTTGAGATCGGCGGCGCCGTTTATCCTGCCTACGATCTGATTATTGACTTGCAAGCCCAGAGCGCATAATCCACTACGAGAAGACATAAATCATCTACTATCAAGAAAGAACTTAAGGAGCAATCATGGCAACAAGTACGTATCTCTCAAATCCAACAGTCAAAATCGGCACCGCAATCGGCACCATTGTGGACATCACCGATCAGGTATCCGCAGCAACATTGACTGTTACTGCAGAAGCGCTTGAAGACACCGCGTTTGGCTCCACGTCGCGCACAATGACAGCAGGCCTTTACAACAACTCGCTTACCTTGACGGTCTATGCCAGCTATGCAGCGTCAGAGTCCTACGCAGTTCTTGCACCATTGCTTGGCACGAAGTGCACCGTCAAAGTAAACCCAACGAGCGCTGCAGACGGCTCAACAAATCCTGGCTTTGTTTTGACCGACACCTATTTTTCTAGTCTGCCTGTCGTGAACGCGTCTTTGGGAGAACTTGCAGTTTTTGAGATAGAACTACAGGGCGGCACGTACTCGGTTGACACAACCCCATAATCAACGGCTCCAAGCCGACATAGGAGACAAATGAAAATTAAGTTGCAGTTAAAGCGCACAGCCGACAGCGCACCCGAGTATTACTACACAAACCTTTTTGTGGTTACTGAATGGGAACGCCTTGAGCGTCGCAACATTCAACAGCTCTCCGCAAACCCGTTGTATTCGGATTACGCCTGTTGGATGCACACAATTCTTAAGATTAAAGGCGAACAAGTTGGTGACAACTGGCGCGAGTGGCTAAGCAAAAACCCTGACATCGACATTCTGCCGGTACTGGACGAGACAGACCCAAACCCTACGGACGCGGCACCTACCGCCGCCAACTAGCAGAAGTGTTAGTCGCGGTCGGTTGGTGGCCTAGCGACATACAGTTTGACTCACGGGACTTGACAACGGTCATTAAAGTGCTTAACGAGGCAAACAAAAAACGGAGATGATGTGAATGAAGTATCGGCAAAGATTGAGGTCGTCGGGCTTAAAGAAGCCTTGAAGACTCTTAACAAGATTGACAAATCTTTGCGCCGTGAAATCACAAAAGATTATAAAAAGATAGTTCAGCCTGTCATTGACGATGCCAACGCGCTTGTCCCTACTGGCGTTCCTTTGTCTGGTATGGCGCGCAACTGGTCAACCCGATCAGGGTTCAAAATGTTGCCTTGGGTGCCTGGCATGAAACAGAAGATTGCTGCCAAGATCAACACTCGAAATATCAAAGAATACGGCGGGAACAAAAGCAATGTTGGCACGTTTCTCATTCAATGGCAGGGCGCTACTGGCACCATGTTTGACACGTCTAAAGAAGGCGCATTAGGCCGTCAACTAACTGCACGTTATGGAGAGCGTTCGCGAGTAATGTGGAAAGCGTACGTGCAACGCGAAAATGATGTCATGTCCGAGATGGGTCAATTAGTCAAGCGCGTCATGGACGAAGCAAACAGAGAGACCGCATAATGGCAATTAACATCCCGATCATCAGCGAGTTTGACGGCAAGGGCGTATCTAAAGCCATCAAGCAATTTAAGCAACTTGAAACCACAGGTGAGAAAGCCCAGTTTGCGATCAAGAAGGCTGCCGTTCCTGCAGCTGCTGCGCTTGGAGGTTTGGCTATAGCGCTTGGCGATGCCACACGCGCTGCAATGGAAGACCAGCAAGAACAAGCTGCGCTTGCATTAACTCTGCAGAATGTGACTGGCGCTGGCGCCGCACAGACCGCACAGGTTGAGAAGCAGATCAGCGCAATGAGTCGAGCATCTGGCGTTGCCGACACCGAGTACCGCAAAGCTTTAGAAGCGCTTGTGCGCGGTACAAAAGATGTTGGCATTGCCATGAACGACATGAACCTTGTCATGGACATCAGCACGGCCACCGGCATGGATTCTGCCAGCGTTGCTGACGCGCTTGCCAAGGCATACCAGGGCAACTTTAAGGCGCTTCGATCATTGAGCCCAGAGATGTCAACGATGATTAAAGAAGGCGCAAGCCTCAATGAAGTCATGGACGTGCTTGGTGGAACCTTTGGCGGGGCTACTGCAACCAGCGCCGAAACCGCTGCAGGCAAAATGAAGATTTTTAAAAACTCAATTGGCGAAACCAAAGAGTCAATCGGTGCAGCGCTGTTGCCCGTGCTCGAAGCCGTCCTGCCTGTGCTAAACAAGTTCGCTGCATGGGCTCAAGATAACCCTCAAGCATTCTTGGCTATCGCTGGCGCTATCGGACTGGTCGCCGCTGCAATCGTCGCCACAAACATTGCTATGGCCATGAACCCATTTACACTAATCGCTGCAGGCGTTGCGCTATTGGTCGCCGCGCTAGTCGTTGCGTACAACAAGTTTGAGTGGTTCAGAACAGGCGTAAACGCAATCATTAACGGCATCCTTGGCGCATTCGAGTCGGTGGTCAACGGTGCAATCATGATGGTCAACGGCATCATTCGCGCCTACAACGCCATTCCAATCGCGCCAGACATCAACACCATTGCACACGTCAACTTGCCCAGCATCGGTGGCAACTCGGCTACACAAGCAGCAAGTCGCATGAACCTACCGCGCATGGCCGAGGGTGGCATCGTCAGCTTCCCTACTCTTGCCCTGATCGGTGAGGCAGGCCCAGAAGCCGTCGTGCCGTTAGATCGCATGAATACTGGCGGGGGAGTGACCGTCAACGTCAACGGCGGGCTCTCAACTAGCGCCGAGATTGGTCAAGCCGTGGTCAACGCGTTGCGCGCCTATTCACGGAGTGCAGGGCCGTTGGCTCTGAACATTGCCTAATGCCAGGCGTCGCTGTTGTTGATTCAGGCAATTATGACCTGCAGATCGCCACAGGATTCCAAGTTGACGCATTTGTTCTTGATGACGCGCTCAAAGGCGTTTTAGATAACACTTCATACGTGCTGGACGGCACGACCGAGTTCGCCAGCGTCATGGATTCGGTGACGACGATTACGGCAAAGCGCGGCCGACGCGACATTGGCGACACGTTTAGCGCTGGCACAATGACATTTACGATTCAAGACGTTGACGGCGTGTTCAACCCATTTGACGAAAACAGCCCGTATTACGACACCGCCGAATCTAAGCCTGGTCTTGCGCCAATGCGCGAAGTCAAACTGATTCGATACAGCTCAACCAATGTTGCAGAGTTGCTTTATTCGGGTTATGTCGTGAACTATGACTACAACTTTGCGCTCGGCGGTCTTGACACCGTGACCGTGTATTGCGCTGACCAGTTTTATCTGCTGTCACAAACCTATTTAGATGAGTTCAACCCATCAGCCGAAACATCTGGTGAACGCATTGAAACCGTGCTTGATTTGCCAGAAGTTGACTTCCCAGCCTTAGCCCGAGACATCTCAACTGGCACCGTAAACCTCGGCCATGCCGCTGTATACACCGTGCCGGCAGGAACCAACGTGTTGCAGTACATCACACAGATCAACGACACAGCCGAGTTCGGACGCTTGTTCATGTCCCGTGACGGCGTGCTTACATTCCAAGACCGCATTGGCAACACCCTGTCGGCATCGGTTGCTGATTTTCACGATGACGGCACAAACTACAAATACAACGGTGTAGGCATTTCATTTGAGGCTGACGCTGTAGTTAACCGCGCAGTCGTCACAGGCTTAAACGGCAACACCGCAACCTCATCAGACCTGGCATCAATTGCCCAGTACTTTATTCAGACAAACAGCATCACCAACAGCCTGCTACACGAACAACCATCTATTGATGCCGCAGCTGCCTACCTGCTTAACCCTGAACCAGAAGCCCGATACACGTCAGTTGAGACCGCGTTTCTAATGCTGACTACAGCCCAAAAAGACACCTTGGCAACCGTGGACATCGGCGACACCATTACCATTGAAAAGACATTCCCTAGCGGTGCTGGCACAAGCCAACTGGCACAAGAGCTATCCGTTGAAGGCATAGAGCATTACCTTGATTTCAGCACAGGGCACAGAGTCTTGTACTCAACCGCGCCAACCACAATCGTTTATGAGCTCATCTTGGATAACGCCACGTATGGCACACTTGACGCACTTAATGTTTTAGGATAGGAGAACTTATGGGAGCAAACGCAGTAACCACCGTTCCGGAATATACGGCAGGCGAAGTCCTGACCGCAGCCGATTTGAATATCACGAACTCAGGAATACCGGTGTTCGCAACGACCGTGACTCGAGATGCCGGCTTTGGCGGTGCAGGCGAAAAGACGCTTGCACAGGGCCAGTTTTGTTATCTTGAAAGCACAGGCAAACTACAGGTTTACACAGGAAGCGCATGGGCAAACGTGGGAACATCAACAAACGTAGCAACATTTACGGCAAGCGGTACTTGGACTGTGCCTACTGGCGTAACTTATGCAATTGCATATATTCGCGGCGCTGGTGGTGGTGCAGGTACAGCATCGGCTGGCAACGGTGGGTCAAGTTCGGTTGCTTTTGCTGGTGGAACAATTACCGCCGCTGGTGGTGGCGGGTTTAGTACTGCCTTTAACTTGTCTGCTGTTGCGGTTGCTGGTACTGCAAACTCTGGAAACGGTGCTTCATTTGCAGCAAACTTAAGCGGTTCCAACTATGTAAATGCAACAGGTGGCGCACAAAGTGGCGCTCTTATTACCGCTGGCGGTGCTGTAACAGCGGGTGCAAGCATCACCATTACCGTTGGCGCAGGTGGCGCGGCTGGTACAAACGGCGCGGCTGGCGGTTCAGGTTACATCTACATCACTTACGAGGTCTAAAAATGTCTGAATATGCACAAGTAGAAAACAACATTGTGGTCAACGTTGTTGAAGCTGATGCCGAATGGATTGCATTGCAACCAGGTGAATGGATTTTGTACACCGCCGAAAACCCTTGCATTATTGGTTGTGATGTAGTTGACGGTGCCTGTGTATTGCCACCACCACCACCATCACCAGTTGCACCAAAAACAACAACTGCAAAGTAAATTGTGAAGTGGATGCTCAGATCGTGGTGGCTCTTGTCGGTGGTGGCTTCGCTGTACTCGTGGCACTTATTAGCAAAATCGGCTACGAAAACAAAAAAGACCACGGGCAAGTACATCAAATCCTTGGCCGAATAGAAGAAAAGATTGACAACCATGTTGAAAATCACCGCTAAAGACAAAGCAATGTTTGCCAGTTATATGCGCTCAGTTGTTGGCGCGCTCATTGCCGTTTACTCGACTGGCACCACAGACCCACGTGACTATGGCAAAGGTGCAATCGCTGCGATCATTCCACCATTGCTTCGCTGGGTAAACCCTAAAGATGCAGGCTTTGGGCGTGACAGTAGCCAAAGCTAAATTGGGCGTCCCAGACGCTAGGGATTACATCGGCAACGCTGACGGCCCAGCACCAAAGCCCCGTGCCGGCATGGATGAGTGGATTCGACAAGCAATCGCTGCATCTAATGGCGCGCTTTGGAATAACGGTTCTTGGGGTCAACGTGACATGCGCGGGAAACCTGGTTCTTTATCAGTTCACGCGACTGGCAGAGCTGTTGATTTGTCGTATCGCAAATCTGAGAAACATCCAAAAGTAGGACGAAAAGAAGCGCTGGTCTTTATTGACAAACTGGTTGCTAACGCCAACGATCTTGGCTTGCAATGTATTTTGGATTACTTCCCAGAACCACAGGGTCGAGCATGGCGTTGCGATCGTTACGCATGGCTCAAATATGACAAGTCAACAATCCACGGTGCACCAGGTGGCGACTGGTTCCACATTGAAATCACACCACAGGCCGCCGATTCAGTAATCTGGGTTAAAGCCGCATTCTTAAAGGTGTTCGGGGAAATCCCACCCAAGGACACACCTATCCCCTAAGGTCAAATTACCGACAAAAGGACAGGCGATGACTGAACCACAGATAGTTGACTACAGCGTCTAT